CGAAGTTGCTGACCCTGTCGTGCCAGCCGCGGGGGATCAGGGCGTCAATTCGCCCGTGCATGTCTTCCCAGTCACGCATCAGGAAGAATTGCAGCACCGGCGTGAGCACCAGATTGGTGATGAGCCCAAGCAGCCCCAATCCACCCAGGCGCAGGGAATTGATGACCTTGACGCCGAGTCCCTCCGAACTGGCAATGGTTGCCGTTGCCGCCGCCTTGATCTGCGCTTGCAGCACTGCCAACCGCACCTGCGCCGCCACCTCCGCCGCCCATTAAGAAAGAGCCGCTAGAATCGCCGTTGCCGCCGTTTGACCCTTGTGAACCTGTACCGCCAGAACCAGGCGACCCACCACCTCCGCCGCCAGAGCCGCCGTTGCCACCGTTAGCGTTAATCCCTCCACCTGAGCCACCAGCTGATGCGGTAAGACCAAATGCCGTACTGTTGCCACCACCGCCACCGACTACGATGGTGTACGTTTCATTGCTGTTTATTTTTGTACTGCTTGCTAAATAACCACCAGCGCCGCCGCCGCCATATCCTGCACCGCCACCGCCGCCCACCAAAAGATAATCAATAGCAATAAGTGCGTTTGTGCCAAAACCAAATGCACCAGACGCTGCTGCCCCAATAGTCGCTATGCGTGGCATTTATGCATACCTTGTCTGAGAGGCTAATACGGTAAATGTGGCATTGGCAGTTTTAATAATGGCGTAAGTGTAAGAATCAATAGAACTTACATTACCCGCATTTGGCGTAAGACCGTTTTGCCATTTGGGTGTGACAGATGATCCATCAACTTGCACCGCTGAGTTGTAATAAGCAGTTGCACCTTGGGTAGCCATAAAGACAACGGTAAGCGTCTGTCCCGTAGACATTAAAGTGTTCAATGACACGCTGCTTGTTCCACGAAAATTCAATGTCCAGTTGCCACTTGCGTTTGTTGTGTAATACAAAATCGGCTGCGTTGAGCAATCAAAGTTAATCGTGCCAGTTGCCGCTGTTGCCGATATTGTTGTTGTTTCTTTAATAGCGTTAAATGTTGCCGCACCAGTAAAGGTTGATGCGCCAGTAACAGATAAAGTGCCGCTAATGCTTAAATTTGTTAATGACGTAGAGATACCAAGCAATTGAAAACTTGTACCGTCGTAATAAATAATGTAAAAGTAACCAGATTGAATATCACCAGCATTTAACGCACCCAATGGCGTAACAATTGACTTAGCACCCAAGCCGCTAATATTGATTGTTGTAGCACCCGTATTTGTATTAACAGCAACAAAGCCAAACATCTGTCCTGCAGAATAAGCTGTCAGACTAGGGCTAACCGTTGCTGTAATCGTGTTTGTTCCCAACACCGTCAAGAACGTGCCGTATGCGCTTTGAATCTGCGACACAGTAGCCGAATCAGTTGCAGCCGTGCCGTCAACCAAACCAGTCAACTTAAACCCGCCCATTGGCAAATTAGCCGTAGGTATGCTTTGACCGTTCTTAGTAATCGTGGTCGATAGTCCGGTAGCCAAGTCAGCAGTCAGCGCATTGAACGCTGTCGATGATATGACCGTGCCAGTAACAACTGGTTGCCCAGCTGAGTTGATGACGAACGTCCCGCTGCCATTGAAAGACATTTGCATACTCCATGAATAAGGCATAAACTGTTATTTAACAGGAGATGCCAATGACTTACCAAATTAAAAAACCAATCCCGTGCAGCATTTGCGGCAATAAATCCGTTGCTCGTCATTTGTGCCGCCTTCATTACAACCAAGCTAGAACAAAAAACGAATTGCATTTGTATTCGCCTGTAACCATGCAAGAAGCGTTTGAAGCAAAAATCAATAAAACTGATACTTGTTGGGTTTGGAACGGTTCTAAAAATGGTTACGGCTACGGCATTTTTAATTGTGGCGAAAATAAAATTAGAGCGCATAGATTTTCTTATGAGCATTTTATTGGAAAAATACCTGATGGCAAGATAATTATGCACTTGTGCGATAACCCGCCATGCGTAAACCCAGAGCATCTTAAAATAGGAACAAAAGCCGAAAACAATGCTGATGCAGCTAATAAACGTAGACACAATTACGGATTGGATCATTGGAACGGCAGACTTTCTGAACAAGATATTGCAGACATTCGGCAAAGCACCGAGCGTCAAAGCATTATTGCCAAAAAGTATGGGGTTCATCAATCGCATATTAGTCGGTTAAAAAATCTTGTAACAGGATATAAGAGATAACTCATGGATTACCTTTGTTCTTCGGGCTGCATTTGCCCTAATTTAGCTGCCAACATCCTTAACGTGTAAGGGTCAATTGGTGATTTATCTGTTATTGATTCAAGTGCTTTAGCCATTTTTTGTGCCGAACCGCCTGCTTTGCCGCCGTAATATGCCGCCTCGCCAACCAATCTAGGCGAAGTTAATGCAAGACCAGGCAGTAATGCTGGGTTAGTTGCATACGCAGCAGCGCCACCTAATGCGGTTGTTGCACCTTGAATACCTCTTGGTGTAAAAGAACTTAGCATTTGACCCGCTAGTTGGGGAAATAATGTATCCGCACCTGGCACACCCGTAGCCTCTAATTGCCGACCTAAATCAACCCGTCTGCCGTAATTAGTATTTGCATTGTTCCGCAAGATTGACTGCAATTTGCGAACCGATGTATCAATATTGGCTTTTTTGCCTAAAGATAACGATCCTTCAATGTCTTTAAGCAACGCACTTGCTTGCTCGTAATCGCCCATTACTTTTGCATAATCTGGCGCTTGTTTTGTAATCTCGTTTTTTACCGAGTTATACAAATCGTCTGCAACTTTACGAGCAGGCGTTCCATAAGGCAATGCTTGTTGAATATCGCCAATAGCTTGTTTTAACTTGTCAAAACCTTCAACCGTTCTAAATACAGCAGGATTGCCAGCTTTGAATTCAGCAATTTTGTCTTTAATTTCTTTTAAAGCATTTGCCGCATTGCCGCGAATAACAACACCGTTAAAAGTACCCACTTTCTCAGCGTTAATAATTGCTTGGTCAATTGGTGCAAAATCAAGTAATGTCGTGTTTTGCGTTGCGCCACCCATACCTGATCTGTACGCATCAGAACGGTTTTGCCGCAATTCTGCAACAGCTTCTTTTGCGGTGTTAACTACGTTTTCAATTGGTGCATTGCCACGCAATTGACCTAAAAATGCTTCTGCCTTTGTGCCACCAGCTGCGCCTGCTCTAGCTGCTTCACGAATAGACTCTGCACCCGCGCCAGTTGCCAAACCAACGGCAGGTGTACCAAGCATTTCAGCTAATTGCAAAGGTTTTGTAACGGCTTTGGTTGCAATATTTAAAGGATCAATTGCACGACCAACATTAGCAACGGTTTCGCCTGCACGACCCGCCATGCCTGGCAATTTACTTACTAACGAACCACCGCCAGTAAAGAGCATAGAAATATCTGCTGCTGTGCCTACAGGATCGGTTGCAATGGCGTTTTTAAAGCCTTCTATTGATCCGTATTTTTTGCTGTATTCGCCGCCCACGGCGTTAGCCATTTCAACGGCTTTGTCAATTTGACCTGGCTCGCTACTAATTGAAGTAATAAAATCCGTCACCGATTTAGGCAATGCGTTTTTAATTGCACCTGCGCCCAACATTCCAATGCTTTTAACCGTTTCGACAGGGTTAGTTACCGCTTGGTAAATGTCACCCGCAAACTTTGCTGCGCTTGACGGGATATTAGTAACGGCTTGAAACGCAACGTCACCAGCCCCCATTGGGCCTTGTTGCGCTTGTGCAGCTGGTTGCTGACCTTTTGCCATGCCTAATAATTCTTCGTTGCTCAACCCTTCCAAACCTTTAGGCGCAGATGGTGATGCAAATTTAAGTAATTGCTCGTTACTCATTGACGATAATCCTACCGGATTGGCATCAGAAGTTGTAGCGCTTGCAACGAAATTTGCAGAATTTGGTTGTTTTCTAACTGTTTGTATTGTGTTGACTAATGAATTTATGTATTCAGGATGCTCTGCGTAACCACCTTCTTTTAAGGCTGTCGCAAACTTAACGGCATCGTCACCCGCACCAACAGCGTTTGGGTATCTGCGCTTGATTAAATCTACAAAATGCGCCCCAAATGCTTCTGGAGTTTCAAAGGCACGATATTTATCAGTACGACCTAAATAGTTATCAACAGCAGCTACACCGCCGCCTGAGAAATCCATAATGTTGCCAAGATTGTTAGTGCCAGGGATAATTCCTTTGCCCCAACCCGTTTCCAATCCCCATTGACCTAATAACAAATCAGGGCTTACACCTAATTCGCTGCCAACTTTACCTGCCAAAGGCCCGTATTGTGAAGAAAATTGTTCAATGTTTGCCATTATTGAGTCAATCCTCTGCGTTTCAATTCAGCACGAATTTCGCTTTGACTGTAAGTATTGCCAAGTTCCACAGGTTTATAACCCATGTCTTTTCTTACGTTTGGATCAATTTCGCCAACTCGTTTGTTCCATTTTTCAACATTGCGCTGATTTGACAGTTTTTGAAGTCGAGCCAATTCTTTTAATGTTTCGCCATTAAGTTCAATTGAACCGCCAACAACACGTTCTAAAAATTGACGATCAGTATTAGTAAATCCTTGTCCTGCGCCAAGACCAGACGCTTTGATGTTATCAAGCACGTTTTGACCCAAACCGGAAAGCAATAATTCAGTCTTTTTAATAGTATCTTCCGGCCCATTACCCGTAATGTTAAACAAACGAGCAATTTGAAGTTTCTTTTCTGCCGCTGTACCTGTTAATGCGCCAGATTCAACTAAATCAATAATACGATTAGCTTTTTCAATGTTTTGTGGCGCAGATTCAGCTAAACCAAAATGCGTGGTATCCCGTGCTACTGTAGCTTTTGCACCTTCAATTGCGTATTCTTTTGTAAACGCTTCACCTCGTGTCAGTTCGGCTGCGCCAGCAGCTTTTTCCCTTCGGAAAGTGCCATCAGGAAGTTGAACTGTTACATTACCGTTTTCATCAGGTGTGCCAACAATCAATTTGCCTTGGTTGGTAAATAATGATCCACCTTTAGCCACCACTTGTGGCTTATTTTGTTCATAAGCAAATTTAACGTATGCAGCTGTATCGCCTCTAAATTGTTTAAGCAATGCCAAATCTTTTGCAGGATCACCCGTGACCGATGGCAATGCTGACCCGCCGCCAGGTGGTGTGAATTGACCTTTTGGCGCTGCACCTTGAATCGGTGCAACTTGCGTTGGCATAGCTTGAATTGGCGCTGTTTGCGGCACTGCATCAATTTCTTGATTTGGTGGCAAGTTTTGGTATGCGCCCGATGGCCCAACTGGGAATGACTGGGCAACGGGCATTATTTGAGGCATATTTGTTTGTGGCATACCTGTTGGTGGCGCACCCTCACCAACCGTTGTAGGCGTTGGTTGCTGTAATGCTTGAGCTAATTGCTGCGGTCTTGTTCTTTCAATAGGTGGCAATCCAACTAAAGCACGATCAGCATTTTCAGATTTATATAATAAATCTTGCCGACCTTCATCAGCTTTATCCATTTGCTGCCCTGCAAAATAACCTTGCAAAACTTTAGCAATTCCAGATAACGGCGAGATAGGCGCTTGAATACCTTGATAAGCACCAACTTCAATTGGTTGCAAAGCCTGTTGTTGCAAAATTTGAGCCATTTGCTCACGGCGAGCAATTGAACGGTAATCCTCGTCATACGGCCCTGGCGCTCTGTAGCCTTGTTGCGTTGAAATATTAGGGAACATAGTTGCCATGACTTACCCCGTGTAATTGTTAGCAGTTACATCTGGGCCGACAGCGTTGCCACGATCAAACATACCGCCAGTTTGCACTTGACCAAGTTTTAATCGTGCAATGTAATCTTTGTAGTCTTGCATATCGCCTTGCTGATTAAACTGGTTATACATTTTCATCGCATCTTGAACGCCGCCAAACGGGTTTTGTGATGCTGCTTGACCCATTGATTGCGGAATTTCTTGTTGCCCACCTTGCATAGGTGTTTGTTGGGCTTGCTGTTGCAGCATTTGAGCCATTTTCTGCTGTGGAGTCATGTTGACGTATTGGTTTAACATTATAGTTTCCCGTAATTAACCATCATAAAGCCGCTTTCATGCGGCACGATTGCATCTGGCATTACTTTAGCTACTTCGTCTGCCATCACGCCACGCTCACGCTTGCCAAAAATGTCGTACTCATAAATGCCAATTCCACTTGGGTGAGTGCCAACTTGAACAATATTTGATTTTAAACGTCTGTCAGAAAATTTAGGTGCAGCCATTGCTGCCATTCCAAGCGCACTAAACAAGCCCTGCGTCATTGCGTTATTGCCTGCTTGTTGGATACCATACCTTTGCATATCAGCCTGCCCTTGCGCTTGCGTACCCGCAAAGGTTGGCGCTGGTGCAACTGACGTACCTTGATAACCTTGAAACTGTGGCAATTGAATCTGTGAGCCGCCCATAAGTCCGATAACTTCGTTGATCGGTTGCGCCCGTAATGCCAAGTCTTGCGCCAGCTGCTGTTGCTGTGCTGTGTTTTGAAACTGAGCCTTATTAAGACCTTGATTAAACTGTGTGCCTTGGGTGGTCATTCCTTGACCAAAATTCTGACCCATTGCCGAGTTATACAGTCCTGCGTTTGCTAACGCTTGGTTATATCCCTGCTGATTTGCAGACATATCCAAGTTGATACCTTGAAGTGCCGCTTGGTTGTACAAATCGTTAATTTGTTGCGAACGATTGCGATACGCCGCGTCGTAGGCTGTTGTGCCAGGCGCTAGACCTTGGTTTGCTAACGCTTGTTTAAATGAAGTATCACCCGCTGCAATCGTTGGATTTAAGCGTTGCAGAATCAAATCTTGTGCAGTCATCCCCGCATTGATTGGCATCTTTGCAATGCCGCTTGTATCAATGCCTGTCTGAGCGTTGAAATTAGCCGCATTTGGCACAGCGTCGTAACCGCCGAAATTGCGCTGAATTTCAGTCGAGGTCGGCACAAATGGTCTTTCAAGTGTAGCCCTTGCGTTAGCAATGCCTGTTTCGCCAAGGTTAGCTAACGCGGTCTGCACACGTTGCTGCGAATCTAAAGTCTGTTGCGCTTGCGGGGTAAGCGTGTCTGTAATGGTCGGTTGACCGCCGCCAGTCATAAAAGCGCTTGTCGTTGGTGCAGGGCCGCGTTTGTTTAATGCATCTTGATATGCTTTTTCATTAAATGTGCTTGTGCCAGGATCGGCTTGATCGCCCGTACCGCCTCCGGAAGTGCTGTAATAGTCGTTTCTGTTAACACCGCTGCCTGCGTTGTATTTTGCCAACGCATCGTTATAAGCACTTTGGTCAAGTGTTGGCGCAGAATACGATACTGTCCGATTGCCAAACGGTGTAATCATGTTTGGGTTTGACATGACGTTTGATTCTCGCGCAGCAACTAGGTTATCTTTACCCTGCTGCTTGGCTGCGCCAACGTAATCCGGTGTTGGTGGTGCTGCTGCTGACTTACCCATTTTCTACCCCTAGAAACCGACACTTTTCTTGTGTCAATGTCAAAAATATAATATCGCCATCAAGTGAGGCATCTTTCAATCTTGCTTCTTCTGTAAAACCCATCTTAGTTACTAATTTTATGCTTTTTGCATGATTACTGACCACAGGCACAATAATCTTTTTGCACTTACAAACATTAAAAGGGTAATCAAATATTGCCTTTAAATACGCCTTTGTCATGCGCCCTTCGATGGCTATATGACAAAAGATACTTTGCCTGTTCCAATTTTCGTAAATTACGCCTGCAATCGTTATCCCATCTTTCTGCAAACCAATCGCACTCGACCCTTCCGCAAAGAACTCGCCTGCTATCCTTTTTGCGACCCAATGCCCTATTTCAGCACCTTGGACTATATGCCAGCCCAACCTTGTTGGTAAACAATGTCCGTCGATGCCCATAAAATAGTAATTCCCTGACTTGCAGATTTAAACTGAGTCCCCGCGCAATAACCGATTCCCGTCACACCTTGCCAGTTATTAGTAATGACGTTATCTTGCGCCCAATAATCAACATCCCACAGCGCGGTATCCCATTTAGCAGAAATCTGTGGGCTAAAACTTAACGCCGCAGTCGTATCCTCTAAATCAAAATCCATGTTTAAACCAAGAAATATGGACGGTGAACCATTGGTGAATATTGACGGTCTAGCGCGAGTGAAATACTTTTTAACGCCCCGCGCATCAAAATAGTTAAACGCTTGCAATGCATAGCTGTTTATGTCACTAACGTCATCCGCAAAATTATCATCCCACGCATGAGCAACAAAGCCATTCCCACCCCAATACGGCTCATTGTTGTATATCGTCCAACAGTTAGCCGCTTGGCCTGTAAAGTTGCACCACGCCTTAGTAATGTTATTCATTACATATTGTTGTTGTTGTTGACCTTCAGCAACGGGAACATTGACAGTCAAAGCATTGTGCTGCGGATCAAACGTAAGATCCCAACCAAACGTGCCGCCATACTGTTGCGTTGCCGCAGTAAATGCACCTTGAATCTTGTCCGATAATGCAATGCGTGGATCAAGTCTAGATGACTGTAGACTAGCAGCAAGTGGATACAGACCGTTGTAAGTCAGTATCAGTATGTCCCCGCCGTACTTCATCAGGCATCGTTTGCCAACGGGCTTACCGAGCCGCCAAACGCCCACTAGCGCCCATTTTGTAGAGTCTGAGGGATCAGTACCCGACCAAACAATAACCTCGCCATTGGACGTTATAAACACTAGGTTATCGTCAACACCGTAGCCCGCATCAAGCGTCCACGTTGCAACCGCAACAAGATAGCCGCCGAGCTGGGCAACCGAACTCATGTCAATTGCGGCAGCTGCGCCTGAAATACTGAGTGTTGGCAGATACCACGCTTTAAGCGTTGAGGCTTGCGTAAACCACACTTGATTCTTAAAAGTCGTGATGTTGCTCAACGTAGTTGAAGTTACGCCAGTAATGACCGGATTTGTCCAAGCCGTGCCGTTGTAGAGTAGTGGTGCGTTTACACCATTGACCGCATAAATGTAGCCGCCAGCCGGAGTTGTGACGTTGACAGATTCCCACTTTGCGTTAGTTAATCCTGTGACCACCGCAGCGCCTACAGCACCGCCAGCTGTGCAGTCGTAAATAGACGTTCCCGCAATAGCAAATAGTTTGTCAGTCGCACCGCTTGAGTACGATAAAAGGGTCTGTACTTGCCCTGTGATGCCTGTTGAATATTGTGTGTATCCACCACGCAACACTACGTTGTTGACCGTAGGAAACAAGTTAGTTAACTGGACAGCATCAAGCGTGTCCATGTTTGCAATGGAATCGCGCACGTTCCAACCGCCGATAGGGGCAGGCAACGATTGAACGCGAGCCGCTGTGCCTTGAATAAGTCGGTTAGGCGCAAGCATTAGTTTGTCCCGTAGCCCGTATCGGGTATGTTATCGTATCCAATCAGAACTGTGCCTGGGCGTGGTGCAAACGACAAGTTAGCTGCCGACATATCCTGCGCCCGAACAATCTCAAATTCCTCAAGATAATTACGGAACATGGCTGTCGTATCAAAGCCTTTCGCCTCAAAATACTTCAGCTTTGTAGCCAATACCATTAACCGATCAGGATAAATACAGGTGTCGGTGTCAGCAGTAAATGAAGTTTTGACCGTGCCTGTTGACGATAACGCCCAACCGTTTGATCTGTACTCGTAGCCAAGAAGTTCGTTAGTGGAAACGCCAGGCCAGATCTGAAAGTATTTCCCTAACAAACGCCACCGGATGCGTGGGCCTGTTGAGATAAACCCTGACAACAGCCACTCCCATTGCTGTGGACTTTCTGGGCCAAGCATTTCCCAATGCTTGCTGAGATCCCACATAGTCCTTGGGACAGCCGATTCGTAATCTGAGGGTAAGGCATACATTACCTTTTCAAAAGTAATCGTAGCGCCTGTGTACGTTCCTGTGGACGGTAGATTAACGGTCACTTGAGTACCTGAGTCTACGGATTCGATATAACAAGCGTTTGAAATACCGTTACCTACAACTTGATACGTTGTATCTAAGCCTGCGGTACTTGGAATGTTTGTAATGGTGTAGGTGTTTTCGGTTACATCACCCGTTGTTTGAGTGTATTCACTCGTAAACGTGTAGCGTTTGGTTAATTCCCGCCAGTCGTGCCTACGCAAAAACTCGTAGCCAGCTGCGTTCATCAGCGCCAAGATTTGAATAACATCTTGGTTGCTGTTTGATGCCACAGCAGTTGGAGTTGATACCCCAAGTTCGTTGGTAACTTGGGTTACTAGCTGTAGCATCGTAGTTGATGACATTTATTCCTCTTTGCGTGGCCTCCCAACCTTCTTTTCCGACATTTGAGCCACCAAAGCCGCTAACTGCTCTTTGACTTCAGCAAGTTCCGACTTAGTATGTTCAATCTCAGTTTGACTAGAAGATTGGTTTTTAACTGCTAAATAACGCCTAGCCTGCTCTCGCAAACCCACCGCACCCATGCCAATTCTTTGTAACTGGTTATCGGTAGCGGTAGCCACTTGCTCAACGGTCTGAAACTTAAAGATTTGCAATTCTGCCATCTGCATATCATTAAAGTTTTCAGGATCGTCTTGTACCCATTGTTTCAGCGGCACACCAATAACTTCTGCGTTATTGTTTTGCATCTGAAAATGCAACCATTGGCGTGGAAACCTTTGTTTATGATCGTCCCGAACGGGTTGGTCAATAATTGTGGTTTTATCGCCTGGCACGATAATTCTAACAAACGGCTTTTCTTTGTACGGCTCTTTATCGTAAACGTAAAACTCGACGTGTAGGT